CGAGCACCCGTGAACTTTCGAGCGAAGCTTTTCGTGAACGTTTGCGACCAGTGTGGATCTACCAACGTGCGAGAGTGGAAGCCCTTCGGTGGCCCACCTCGAGGTAACTGTAAGGACTGCCAGCACACTGGACCTTTTCAGACGGTCCAGTTCGTTCGCCTCGACGCGGTCAAAGCTCTGATCGATGAGCTTGGCGGGTTCAGGTCTCCGTACCGGTTTAACCAGTGCCGCAACAAGTTCATCGCGCACGTTGAGGGTGGTGCTCATGATCACCCGTGCGACGCCTGCGGTGAGATGACCGTGTGCGGCGGCGCTCAGTGCGTCAGCGATGGGAAGAGCCTCTTCCTGTGCCCCGACTGCTTCAATAACGATCTTCCCAAGGACGACGGGAGTCCGGTGTTCCACGGCGACGACGACGGCAAGAAGATGCTCGCCGCCGCTCGCGCCAGTGGGCTCCCGGCGAACTCCACCCGTTGCGAGCTCGTTACTTGGCTTTTCGAGAACGATCGCAACGGCGACTACGCGCAGGATGAGTTCACCATCTGGGAAGCGTGGTACGCGGTCGGCTGCGTCATGGGGGTGTACCATGACTAGCAACGTCCACCGGGGCCGCACCAAAGCCGGGAAGGTCCAGATTCAGATCCACCTGACCAGCGACGAGTTGGCTCGCCTCGACAAGCTTGCCGAGTCGGAGTGTCGGTCGCGAACGATGCAGGCCACCTGGTTAATTCTCAAGGGCATCAGCGACAAGGGGGGTGAGTGATGCAGATCCCCCTGCCTCTCGTGCCCATGCGCGTCCGTAACCTGCCTGAGCCGGCCCCAGAGCCGGCTCAGGCACACGACCCTTCCATATGTGGGGATTGTGGGCGACGCTCCGTCATCAAATACAACCGGTGGTACTGCGCCGCCTGCGAATCAAAGGAGTAGCCATGAAGGCACTCGACCCCACTGTTCTTGAGGCCCTTGAGGGCCAGTACCGGATCAGGCGAACCGTTGTCTGGTGCAACGTCAACGGCAAGCCTGCTGACCGATGGGTTCTCCATTATAAGGGGACGCCCATCAGTAGCCATGAGTCTTACGCGAATGCTCTGGGCCGCATTCACGAGCTCCTTCAACCCTTCTAGGCCCAACCAAGGAAACTATGTCTTTCATTAGCTCGAAAGCCACCACGACTCGCAACGCGAACGTGGACCGGCTTAAGGTTCTGGTCTACGGCCCCGCTGGGGTCGGCAAGACCTTTCTCGCGTCCACCACGCCCATCCCTGAGCACACGCTTGTCGTGAGCGCAGAGGCTGGGCTGCTGACGCTCAACCAGTTCGATCTCACCGCTGTGGAGATCACAAACCTCGGAGAGGTCAACTCCGTCCTTCAGGACTTGGCGTCGGGCGCTTACCCGTTCTCTTGGGTGATCCTCGACTCGCTGTCGGAGATCTGCGAGGTCTGCCTGCAACACGAGATGCAGCACTCGCGTGACCCTCGCCAGGCTTACGGTGAGTTGGCCAACCGCATGACCTCTTTCGTGCGTGCGGTTCGCGCTCTGCCGATCAACGTCGTCATGACGTGCAAGCTTGATCGCGACGACAAGTCTGTCGACGCATTCATGATGCCCGGGCTCCCGGGCAACGTCCTCAAGAAGGACGTGCCGCACTTCTTCGACTTCGTGTTCCCTCTCCGCACGTTCAGTGACGACGAGGGCAACGTTCGCCGAGCCTTCCAGACCCAGCCCTCTGAGGGGTACGTGGCAAAGAGCCGCGTCGGGCACCTCGATACGTTCATCGAGGCTAACCTCACCACCTTGTACAACGCTGTAATCGGAGAATAACAATGGAACGCACCTTCAACATCGATGCCGAGGATGCGCCGCGCGCAACCAGCGAGTGGCGTCCTCTCGATCCTGGCACCTACCCCGGGCGGATCGTCGAAAGCGCTTACGAGCTCAACAAGACTGAGGTCGTTGTCAACTCTGCTGGTGAGTACGTGCGCCGCATTCGTCTGTACGACGACCGCGGTGGATACTCCGATCAGCCCATCACTCAGCAGGAGATCGACTCGGGCCACCGCGTGTCCAAGAGCGGAGCGTACTTCTACATGAAGCTCAAGTGCGACGTGGATGGCCTTCAGTGGCCTAAGACGGTGATCCTCCGGGTCAACGTCCAGAACCTTATCAACGGCGCAGGCCGTGGTCGGTCGATCTTCAAGCAGTTGTGCAAGGCCGTAGGTCTGAGCGGCAGTTTGCAGTGGCCTGAGATCGGGAGCCCTATTCAGGCTGTTCACGACAAGCCGTTCCTTGTGGAGCTTACCGTGAAGAAGAACCTGAAGACGGGCAAGCCTGAGAACGATGTCGCCGCGTTCGCGCCCATCGTTGCCAGGCCTCAGCAGGCTGCGCCTCCGGCTTGGTCTGGCAACGCCGAGGTGGTCGACCGCGTGGGCACTGCCGCCCCTGCTGCCAAGGCTCCCTTCGCTGACGACGACTTTATGTTTTAGTCGGCGATGGCCCGGGCCCCCGCTACGTGGGGGCCCGGGCTTTTTTTTTAAGGAGATGAGTGATGAAGATTGGAAACGCTGTTGTGATCGCAAACGCGAGTGAGATGAGTGAGGAGGAGTGGCAAGACCTGCGACACAAGTCGATTGGGTCTTCTGACGCTGCTGCTGTGATGCAGATGGGTCGTTACGGATCTCCCCACGATGTCTGGCAGACCAAGACGGGCCGAAGCACTCGGGAGATGAACTTCGCCATGTCCCTTGGGCACAAGATGGAGCCGGTCATTCTTGACCTTGCTGCTGACGAGCTCCGCATGGAGATCGACAAGCCCGACCTTGTGCTGGCCCACCCCGACCATCCTGAGATGACCTGCAACCTCGATGGTTACGCCACCAACCCCTACGGGGATGTGGCCATTGTTGAGGCCAAGCACGCTGGCTCTTACCTCAAGAGTCAGTTGGAGACGTGGGAGAAGGAGGGCATCCCTGATACGGGGAGCGCATGTGAGGGCTGGTGGGTTCAGATCCAATACCAGATGGCCATCACCGGGATACACCAGGCGTACCTTGCTGCGCTGTGCGACAAGAAGTTCTTCGTCATCCCGGTTCCGGTGGTCCCCTCGTTCGTCAAGGCTATGTGCCGGGACATCCCCGAGTGGTTCCGCAACCACGTTGTTGACGACATCATGCCTGAGTACACTGGGAAGGATTCCGACTACGTCGAGCGCACTTACGCAGACACGGACTACGAGTCTGATCCGCGTGACATGTCGGCGGTAAAGGACGACATCATCCGTGCCCGCACTATCAAGCTTGAGATCCGAAAGCTCAAGGAGGCGCTCACGCTCCACGAGGTCAGGATCAAGGCGGAGATTGGGCATGCGCCGACGGGAATGCTGGGCGACGAGGTCGTCGTGAAGAGCAAAGAGGTCACGCGTGTCAGCATCGACACGAAGAAGCTCAAGGCAGAGTACCCTGCCATCGCAGAGCTTTGTTCCAAGACCTCTACGTCGCGTCGCTACACCTACTAGGCTACCCTAGTGGTTTGCCAACGTGCGATGAGCGTTGGCGAGGGCCCCCGGCAGCTACCTCCAGAGGTTGTCGGGGGCCTAATTTGTTCCGAACAAGAGGGCCACAACGATCGCGGTCGTAGTCACAACCCCGGCACCAAAGGCTAGCCCCGGGTTGTCCCACCACGCCCGCTCGCACTCAGGACATTTGGCCATCGCAACCAAAGCATCCTCGCCCACCCGTATGCGATGGTTGAGCGCTTCCACCTCCTCCTTATGGGAGGTGGTGAGCGCGCCGACGATCCCCTCACACTTGACGAGCTCGGACTCGGCCTTCGGCAGGCTGACGTTCAGACATCGGATCGAATCTGTAGCGTCCATGAGAGGGAGCAGCACGCCCGCGCACGGCGAGCGCTCACCAGACTCAATGCTAGAGGCGCTTACGCATGGACCACCAGCGATAATAACTGAGGCCACCAAGGATGCGAGGGTCAAAGTACAAGATCCTCTCCGTCGTCTTCATCGACGAGTTGCTTGCGAAGCGACTGGATCTCCCGCTGAAGCTCCAGAGCAGCCTTCTCACGCGCGCTCAGGTCAGCCTCGGTTCGCTTCCCGCTCTTGAGCCCGGGGCGAACAACCCGCGCAAAGAAGTCGGCGAACTCATCCTCACCATCCGGCGCTTTCTTGCGGTACCCGGGCCTTGGCGCGGCTTTGGGGTCGCCCTTGACCATGCCGCCCATCACGTATGCTGTGATGTCGTCAGGCGACATGCCGAGGTACTCCGCCGGTACGCTGAGCGGAGATTCTTCTCTCACATCGATTGTGCCGACCTTCTTCGACTTGTAGCGCGCCTTACCCGTAGGATTCTTCACCTGGCACCTCTGCGTCCATCGGATCCATGGGCTCCATGTCGTCCATCGGAGCAGACGCGGACTGCCAGAACGCGACGAAGTCTCCCTTCATCTCGTCAGGCAGCTCCTCCATCAGCATCTCAACCGCAGCCTTGAGTCGATCCGGGTTATCGACATCGTACGGAAGCTCGATGCTTCCCTCTGCCGTCATCACGTTAGGCATCCATCATCTCCTTCGCGGCTCGCTTCCGACCGCGCATCTTAGAAAGGGTCTTCGCAAGCACGGCCTGCTTCTTCGTCCTTGAAGAGGCCTTAGACCCCTTCTTGAGCACCTTCGTTGCGTACTCGGCGGTTGACTCGCCCGCCTTCTTTGCCTTCTTAGAGAAGGCCCCCGGGCGCTTAATCGCCTTCTTAATCCAGCCGGCCATGGGCTAGTAGAAGACCGCGACAGATGCGGTCCCGGTCGTGCTGTACGTCAGCCCGTTTGATGAGTCTGGGAGCCCCACGATTCCGAGGAAGAGCGCGTTGCCCGGGGTGATCGCCACGCCTCGCGCCGCGCCACTGACAGCCGTTACGCTGTTGATGTAGACCGTCGCGCTCGCGTGATCGTTGCTGATCAACAGGCCGGTCGGCTGCATCATGAGGCGAGGGTCGGATGCACCGAATTCAGCGGCGATCTCCGTAGCGATGTTGACAAAGATGTCGTCACCGCTTCCGCTGGTGGCGGCGAGCTCAATGACAGTGAAGTGCCCGTTCACGGCGGGCAGGTTCGCAATTGTGGAGGACGAAATAGGGCGAGTCATAATAGTTCCTTATCAGGGCTCTTGCCACGCGTCGGTGGCGACAAGCAGTACAGCGTCTTCGTGAGACAGTGAGCCCTCGAAGGGCGCGGTAAATTTCAAGATGGCTTTGGTTTCGTCGAGAGTGTAACGCGGCGCTGTTGTGACACAAGTAGGATCTTCCATCCGCGAGCCCACGTCAGCGGCCAGACACACTTGGTAGTAAAAGATCATGGAGAGTCCTCCACCTGCTGCGCCGAGGTCATGTTTTGGGCAGTTCCATTCTGCGGTGTGACCGAGTAGTCGACAAGGGTCGGGAACATGTTGTCGGTACTGCCAAACCGGTAGAGGTGCGTAGCAGCGGGAGAGGTAGCGGCCTCGTTGACCGTCTTGCCCCCGTTGTACACGACTGCCACCTGCGCTGCGCTTAGTCCGGTGTCGTAGATGCTAAGCTGATGGATCAAAGCGTCCGCCGCGTAGGTGGTGGATCCGCTGATTCGCCTAGCCCCAATCGTAAAAGTGTCGGAGGTCAGCGTCCCCGCCGCAACTGTAAACGAAGCAGGACTGCCGCCGTCGATGTAGACCTTTAAAGAGCTGGACCCATCGTAAGTCACGACTATGTTGTGCCAGGCATCGTCATCCAAGCCTGTTCCGGTTGTAACAGGAGCGCCGCCTGATCCAATCGGATACACACCCCCGCTGTTTCCCCACCCGTAAATGACCACAGACCCGCTGGCTGAAATCGATAGCCAGTAACGAGACGCGGTCGCCGAAGAGTTGGTGAAAGCCCACAAGCCCGACAAAGGCACCGAGGTGGGGGCTATTTTAAACCAAACAGAAACGCTGTGAGGGTCATTGTTGAAGTCAATGACAGAGGCTGCGCCGTTGGCCTCCACGTAGTCGTTGGTTCCATCAAAGTCATACGAGCGCGCCGCCCAAGTCCGCTCTGCCATTGGAGCGGACGGGGAAGACCCTCGACGCGTAGGCGAAAACCCGCCTCCCGGGATGATGACCCCCACTACTTCCTCCTCTTGTTAAATAAGCCGGCGATCCGGCTTGCGCTTGAAGACGCCTTGACGATCTCCTCGTCCTCAGCCTCCAAGGCCTGAGCTTCTTTGCGATGCTTTTCTTTGAGCTCGTTAAGCATGTCGTCTCGTTCGTTTGCGATCTCATGCATGACGCGAGCAGTCTCGTCGGCGATGTCTTTGCTGCGGCTTAAGGCCTCCACCCGCTCCTCCGCCCTGTTCCGCTTTGCTCTCTCCGATTGAGAGAGAAAAGCAAGGAACGCCACGGCGGCTCCAAGCACGCTCGCTGTAACGGTGAGCCAGCTATCCATCAAAAGTCATCCGCCACAGAGGTCGCCTTCTTTTTGATCACACCCTTAACCGCAGCAACAACCGAGGTAGTGAGGCCACCGGCAGCGATGCCAATGACGAGCCCAAGGGTGTTGCCGCCTAGAAGGTAGCCGGTGAGCGCGGCGCAGGATACGGATACCGTGCGGAGCAATCCGGGCTTCCACCACTGCTTCCTCTCAACCCTCCGATGAGATAGGTAGCCATTGAGTGTCTGCCTTATGAGCTCAGTAATGGCGCTTGCCGTCAACGCACAGACGCATATCAACAGTGCGCCGCGCTCCCAGCTAACAGTTTCTAGGTTCAACCAGTCCATATTATGCCTTCCACTTCACCTTGTTGGCCCAGTAGGCGGGGCTCGTTGGCCCTCGCGCAATGTTCTTTCGGTGACGTGACTTGAAAGCCTTGCGCTGCTTAGCGCTTCGGTTGGTCTTGGCTCCCTGCTCTCCGAACCGGATAAGCTTGCCCTTGTAGACCACCTTGTGGCTTTTTTTGGGGTGGTTCGGGGTACGCACTGGCTTGCCTGCGGCCTTTACCCCATGCTTTTGAAGCAGCGACTTGGCGGCTTTCTTTCGCGCGCTCATGCGTCCCTCGGCTTGATCTCTGTCTTCGCTCTGCCTCGGCTCGCCTCTCGGATCATCCGCTGCATCTTGTCTTCTTGGAGCTTCTCATCAAAGCGAGAGGTGAACCCCTCTAGGCGAACAATGATGGTGTCCACCTTGCTGATTAGCTCATCGAGTCGCTCGTCTGCGTCCTTGCGGTCACGCTCGCGCTGCTTCTCGATGCGCTCAGCTCTCTTGTTCCCCTGATGGTAGAGGAAGATCATGAACATGCACCAAAGACCAAGGATGCCCTGCTCGATTAGAGTGTTGGCGAGATCTGCTTCCATTATCCCTTCCACCTGGCACGCGTCAGGCGAACGTCGTA